GGGCCAAACACCTCCCGAATGTTAAAATCATTAATGACTTCTTTTCTGAAGGTGAAGTAGTTATCAGCCCTTGGCTTGTACAAGAAGATTACAAAAAGATTCCCAAGCTCAAGGGTAAATATCTGTTCGGACATTTTGAATTACCTAACTTCTTTATGAATGCTATGGTAGAAATGCCAGACCATGGCGAGATTAACGCAGACCAAATGAGTGGCTTTGATAAAGTATTCAGTGGTCACTTTCACAAACGTCAAGCAAAGAAAAACGTTTGGTACATCGGTAACGCTTTCCCTCACAACTACGCTGACGCAGGCGATGATGCTCGTGGCATGATGATTTTAGAATGGAACAAAGAACCGGAGTTTAGAAGTTGGCCTGGTCAACCATTGTATCGTGTGTACAAACTATCAGATGTTTTAGAAAACCCTAAGGGTTTGCTATTACCTGACAGTCATGTTAGAGTACATCTTGACATTGATATCTCATATGAAGAGGCTAACTTTATTCGTGAAACTATGATTCCAGAACATAAACTAAGAGAAATGGCATTGATTCCTATTAAAGCTGAACACGTTGAACAAGACGGGTCAGGTAGTTTAAAGTTTGAATCAGTTGACCAAATCGTCATTGACCAAATCAACTCAATTGAATCAACTACATTCGACAAAAAGATTTTGCTAGAAATTTACAACAACCTATGAGCATCACCCTTAAAAATATTACATTACGCAACTTTCTATCAATTGGACAAGTAACACAAGCAGTAGACTTTAACAAACAAGACCTAACATTGATTCTGGGTGAGAACCTAGACTTAGGTGGTGACGGCGCTCGTAATGGTACTGGCAAAACAACATTGATTCAAGGACTAAGCTATGCTTTGTTCGGCGTTCCCATTAACGATATTCGTAAAGATAACTTAGTCAATCGTACAAACGGTAAAGCTATGTTAGTTACGCTTGAGTTCTCTGCAAACGGTGTTGATTACAAAATTGAACGTGGTCGTAAACCAAACGTCCTCCGTTTCTATGTCAACGATGTTCAACAAAAAGCAACTGATGATGCCCAAGGTGAAAACAAAGAAACACAAGCACAAATTGAAAAGATTCTAAACATGTCCAGTGATATGTTCAAGCACATTGTTGTATTGAACACTTACTCGACACCATTCCTTGCGTTGAAGAATAACGAACAACGTGAAATTATTGAGCAACTATTGGGTATTACTTTACTTTCAGAGAAAGCCGAAGTCATTAAAGGTATGTTGAAAGATACCAAAGACAATATCCAACAGGAAGAATTCAAAGTCAAAGCAGTTGAAGAAGCTAACAAGCGGGTCAAAGAACAAATCGAAAGTTTGAAGCGTAGACGCAATCTTTGGCAAGCAAAGCATGACAGCGACTTGAACTACCTTGCCAGCGAGTTCGAGGATTTGGGAAAGATTGATATTGATTCTGAATTAGTTGCTCATAAAGATTTGGTCATTTGGAACAGTCAGAAGAAGCAACAAGAATTGCACGATGCCCTTATTGCTCGTCAGGTTGCTTGGAAACAAAAACAAGAGAAAGATATCTTTGAATTAGAAAACAGTGCTATCCGTTTAGATAAGATTGACATTGTTGAAGAAATTCTTGCACACCGTGCGTTGGCTGAGTATAACACGAAGTCAGCCGAGTTAGCCGCACGTGACAAAGAAATTGCTCGTCTGTCTAAAGACATTGACAAAGAAGACAAGTTAATTCAAAAACTCACGGCTGAAGTTGCAACACTGCATGACCATCAGTGTTATGCTTGTGGACAAGAGTTCCATGACGAACAACATGCTAAGGTTCTAGCTGACAAAGAGCAAATGTTGATTGAGGCTACTGCACATGCGGTATCATTAGCTACCCAATTCAAAGAATTGAACGATAAAGAAATTATCGTAGGTACCAAGCCCAAGACACATTATAAAACAGAAGCAGAAGCGATTCGTCACGGGAGTGACTTAGAAAACATTCGCACAAAGATTTTAGAAAAAGAAGCAGAAGTTGATCCATATGCTGACCAACTCAAAGAACATAAATCAATTACGTTAGGACCTCAACCGGTAACTCATTATGATACCGAGACCCTTGCAGTTGAGCATCGTTCAAAGGTGGCTAACATTCTACATCAAATTGAATTGAAGGCTGCTGAGTCTGACCCATACACTGACCAAATCGAAGATATGGAGAAAGAAGCATTACAAGAAATCGACTTTGAAGCAATCAACAAGTTGACTAAGATGGCAGAGCACCAAAAGTTCTTGCTTGACATTCTAACCAGCAAAGATTCATTCGTTCGTAAGAAGATTATTGACCAGAACTTGAGTTATCTCAATGGTCGGTTGACTCATTACTTAGATGCAATCGGATTGCCTCATCAAGTTGTGTTTAAAAACGATTTGCAAGTTGAAATTACTGAGTTGGGTCGTGAACTTGACTTTGATAACTTGAGTAGAGGTGAGCGTAATCGCTTGATTCTAGGCTTATCATTTGCTTTCCGTGATGTATGGGAATCATTGTACTCACCAATCAACACATTGTTCATCGATGAATTGATTGATAGCGGCTTAGACACAATGGGTGTTGAAAACGCTGTTGCGATTCTAAAAGATATGTCTCGTAAGCGTAATAAGTCTATTTGGCTTGTATCTCATAGAGAAGAACTAGCAGGCCGAGTCCCTAATGTCTTAAAAGTCATCAAAGAGAACGGTTTTACAAGCTATGCAACAGCAGTTGATATAGAATAATATATTGGGAACAGTTTTCTAGTATAAGTACTTATATGTCATCACCACAGAAAAACAAAGGATCAGGCTACGAGAGAGAAGTTGCAAAATTTCTCTCTGAGACTTACGGGGAATCGTTCATTCGTGCACCTGGATCCGGCGCTTATGTTGGTGGCAAGAATCAAGCAAGAACCCAATTCTTGCACGAAGGTCAGATTCGTTCATTCAAAGGAGACATTGTTCCAGGACAATCGTTTACTAAGATGAATGTAGAATGCAAGTTCTACGCTGACTTTCCGTGGCACTTAACTCTTACGGGTGAGTGTAAGCAACTTGATTCGTGGTTAGAACAACTGCTTGACGTAGAAGACGAAGGTGATTTGAACTTACTTTTTATGAAGTTCAATCGCAAAGGTCAATACGTTGCAGTTCAAGGTAAACTAACATGGAAGGCAGACAACTGCTTATTCTATAGTAGCCCTAAATGGGGCGATTGGATTATCATGGAACACTCTAACTTCTTCAAATCAAATACAGATTTAGTCAAAACCTATTCTTGTACAACATCAGACACCACGTCAAAACAAACAACCGAAACTTAAAAATAATATAAAAATTTGTTGGCTCAGTTGTGAGTCCTCCTTGAGATTGCTTTGAAAGTTACAAGCCGTCAGATTCTGGAGTATGCATGTTAGTAATAACATGGAACACCGAGAAGGCTCTCGTCAAAGCGAACCTTCAATGAGCGTATAGCTACTTTATCTTGATGCTATACGACATGCGTTTCTGAACCCAAGCACCAAAAAACAATGTGCGTAAGTTCAACTACAGTCCATAAACCCTACAGAGGAACCGGTGGCGTGATATAACATAAAAGAGTTGATATCACGGGAATAGATAACAAAGGATGACGGGCATGGCAAGTTTTTTCCAATGGTGGTGCTGATTCAGCACTACCATGGCTTCTAAGCGGCAATGTATTCCCCGTAAGTATTATAAGATTAAGAATGAGATGTCCGTTAATATCTTGAAATAAAAATCAAACAGCATAATTCTGAGCGGTAGCGAAGAATTAGATGAACGAAGTTCATCTTTAAAGAGAAACAAATAATTCTAGCTTAGTATAAATGACATACCATAGGGTTATGTCCAGTGATTAGAAGAACGGCAAATTAGTTCTTTTAGTTGTTTCTAAGTTTTCTTCGATTAGTTCGCTTATGGCTAATCTTTCTGCGGGTGACATGTTCATCATATCTTCGTATGAAACACCACCTCTCATAAACCATACGTGCTTAATAGCCGTGGTTTTTATAGTCCGGCAGTCTTTTTCTAATTGTTCTACTAGCTTCATCACCTGTTCCGGATTCAGGCGAAGAAGCGTTAGACGAAAAAATCAGAGAAGTTCAGGTTGAGTGGCTGGTCGTATTCGTGTTCACATGCATTACACTTGATGTGAATAGGCTTCATCTCAGAGTCGTTTCTTACACTGATGTTGAGTTCTTTGACCTTGTTATAGATGTTTCTATCACAATTACGTAAAAACTCAGTGATGAATTCACGTTCGGTTACAACTACTTCCGATGTTTTGATGTATTCGATTGTATCAATCAATGAGTTCATAGCCATATCATTGACTACACTTAGGATCTTTCCTGTTTCTTCATTGCGTGTATCTTCATCTTCTATCTCGCGGATATTGCTCAATTTACGTTGCAATTCAAACTGAATTGTGTTAGTTTTGTTAACTTGTGCATAGGTTAACGGTTTGAACTTGAATAGTAAATCACCTACGTTAATCTCTTTATTGAATCCTGCGGCTGAGATGTTACGTAATAACATACTTAGGTTCACATCATATTTTGCTGAATCACCACACTTAGGACATAAAGTTTCAACATCCATTTCACCTTCGCTAGATGCTGATTTGATAGCAATCAACACTGCGTCTAAGTCTACGCTTGGCATAGCCCAAGGGTCTTTGATGCTGGGTACGCATGATTTGATGATTTCTACTACTGCGGTGCCGTTAAACAACGCATCCGGTGTTTTACTAGTGATTTCATCAATTGCAGTCATTGGAAACACAGGAAGCTCCCCGTTTGCTGGAATATCTAATGTTCCCATTGGATAGCCGTTACCTCCGCTGGGTAGCTTTACGTACAAGACTGGACGACGGAAATATTGCTTTAGTGGATTGCTCTGATTCATGTTAACCTCTGTTTGGTGATTTTCGTATAGATAAATACATTATATTTATTGGCTAAAAAATGGATGAAAATAATCTAGACCCGGAAAAAGTAGCGCAGACGAATGAAGCCCTTGGCAGAGCTTCCGAAGCGGTTGATAACTTCAGTAAGAAGATTACCAACACCGCTGATATTTCCATTGATGATGCGAGTAAACAGATTGAAGCACTGTCTCGTACAGTATTCAATGCTGAGAAAAAGTTAAAATCGTTCGATGCATATAAGAAAATATCGGAAGAGGACGAAAAACGTTCTAAAAAGGCTGAAGAATACGCTAGACAGTTACTACTAGAACAGATTCAAGACCAAAGAAAAGTCGAAGATAAGCGTACACAACTATACAATGACCAGCTAAAAAGCATGGGTTATATTCAAGTTGGTACTGATATGCTTATCGATACTAACACTAAGCTGAACTTTGAACAACGAAGACAGATTAGAAACGTTAAAGATAGTGCTGAGGCGCATTCAAAGCAACAAGCTGCACTGGATAACTTAGATAAAGCCATGAAAGATATGGTGTATAATCTTGGTGCAGGCATGGGCAAGATGTTACTCAGTATCGGTAAGGGTGACACTAGCTTTAACGCATTGACTCCTATAATTGATATTGTCTCAGGTGCATTGTCGGGAATGGCTGAAGCAATTCCTTTTGCTGGTAAAGCAATTAGTGCTGGTATCAAAGCATCTGCTGAGGCAAGCAAGTTCTTATTAGACCAACTGGGTAAAGTACTGAAGAATTTCCAAGACTTATCTTCTGTAGGCGGATTGACTGCCGGTGGCATGAGAGGTTTACAAGAACAATATCTTGAAAGCGGCTTGAGTATGGAAGGATACGTCAAGGCGGTAAAATCAAATGCAGCAATGCTTTCTAGTTTTGGCGGAACAGTAGGTGACGGCGCAGCTAAATTCTCAACCATCGTCGGTGCAATGGCAAACACTGGTACTAGATTTGGTAAACAGTATACTCACTTAGGTGATACTCTGCGAAATCTAGGATTAAGTGCTGATGATATTGCTGAAGGTACTGCATTATTTCTTAACAGAGAGATTACTTTAGGGCGTATTAAAGGAAGATCCGATGATTCGTTGATTCAGGGTGCCCAGGCATATATTATGGAATTGGATACGCTAACCCGTATCACTGGTCTGAATAGGCAGGAAGTAGAAAAACAAAGAGATGCTCTACTAAAAGATGTACGTTATCGTGCATACTTTGAAGAACAGTCTGCTAAAGGTAACGAGATTAACGCTAAAAAAGTCGGAGATTTCAAAGTAGCTTTAGAAAAATTAGGTGACCCTGAACTTACTAACGCATACGTTGCGTCATTGAGTGACATGAAATACTCAAACAAAGATTATCAAAAGTACATGTTAACTTTTGGTCCTGACTTGTTTGAAACCGTCACTAAGGGACTAGAAAGTGGTAAGTTCAAGGACGTCGGTGAAGCATTAGAGTACTTAGAATCACGTGCTAAGAATCTTGACCAAGCACAAAAAGAAAACGTAGCAACGTTTGGTAAGATTACAAAAGAAACTGGTGGCAAAAACCCATTTGCTGAGTACTCAACTGTGTTGGGAATTCAAAACGGTAGACTTCGTTCAGATGCAAAAGCTGCAGGCAAGGCGCAAGGTGAGTTAGCAGACGCAACTGATGACCAAACCAAGAATGCAACTCAAGCTGCTAAGAACATGGAAACTATTAGTCGAAGAATTAATGAGTTTGCTATGAATGCATTGCCGGGAGCGTCCAAAGCAGTAAACACATTTACCTCCTCACTTGAATCTTTCTTAGATTGGGTAGAAGACAAGACTGGCACGAAGATTAAAAGAGCTCCGGCTCCATCAGGCGGCGGTAATTACGGTGGCGGAGGCTCTGGAGGAGCTGGTGCCGGTGCAGTAGTCGGTGACGAGAAGACTAAGAAAATCCTCGACTTTATCGGTAAACACGAAAGTGGTGGAAACTATAATAAGTTAGTAGGCGGTAAAACTGCGAACCTAACTAATATGTCGATTGCTGAAGTCATGCAGTTCCAGAAAGGTATGATTAAATCTGGTCATGAATCTACTGCTGTTGGTAAATACCAAATCATCGCCGAGACACTAAAGCGTACTTTAGCAAAAGCTGGGCTCTCTGAGAGTGACAAATTTGATGAAGCTGCACAGGATAAGTTAGCTACAGCATTGATGCTAGAAAAAGGTTTAGGTAAGTATCAAAGTGGTAACATGTCTAAAGGTGAGTTTGCAGACAACCTAAGCAGAGTTTGGTCATCAATGCCTAACCAATCAGGTAGAAGCTCATATCACGGTGTTGGTTCTAATAGATCCACAGTGTCACGAGGTGATTTCGAGAACGTTCTGTCATTGTCAGGCGGTGGTTTAGCATCTGGTCCGTCGACTGGTTATCCTGCAATGCTTCACGGTAAAGAGTTGGTCATACCTATGCCAGATACCTCCCCACTCGACACCTTACAAAACATAACTAAACAGTCACTGGAACAGGTAACAGGTGGAATGTCTTCATCAACTACCGCAGCAACAGCCGGTACTGATATCCGTGTTCTAGTTAACGTGTTGACTGAGAAAATGGATACAATGATTGAATATCTACGTAAGTCAAACAGTACTCAGGACAAGATATTAAGTCACGCACGTAGTTAAACGATAAATATACACATGTCTTATAAGAAACGATTCTCCGCTCCTAATACAACTGGAGCACTAAGTCCAATCTCTGGTTCGAGTAGCAACCGAGGCGCTTGGAATGGCGACAGCGCATCTAGCTACAACAACTCAGATTTCGGTTATAAGAACTACCAAAGTCGTTTACCTGAAATTTATACAGGTCATCCAAACCGTATCGAACGTTATAATCAGTACGAAATGATGGACGTTGACGCAGAAGTTAACGCATGTTTAGATATTATTGCTGAGTTCAGTACTCAAAAAAACGAACAAAACAACACCCCATTCGAAATTACTTTCCATGAAGATCCTACTCCGCATGAAGTAGAATTATTAAAAAAGCAATTACAGCAATGGTGTAAATTGAACGAGTTTGATACTCGTGTATTCAAAATCTTCCGTAACTCATTGAAGTACGGTGACCAAGTATTCATTCGTGACCCTGAAAACTTTAAGTTATACTGGGTTGATATGACCAAAGTCACTAAAGTTATTGTCAACGAGTCTGAAGGTAAGCTACCAGAACAATATGTCATCAAAGACATTAACCCTAACTTGCAAAACTTGAGTGTAGCAGAGAAAGTATCATCTGACTTTAACACACCTTCTGGTACAGGTGGCTTTACTGCACCAGCTAACTATACAATGCCAAATACTCCTGGCACAACTGGAAGCAGATTCCAATTGGGCATCAGCGAAGCAGCGATTGACGCTAAACACATTGTACATTTGAGTTTAACTGAAGGGCTTGACCGTTACTGGCCTTTCGGACAATCAGTTCTTGAAAACATTTTTAAAGTATACAAGCAAAAAGAACTATTAGAAGACGCAATTCTAATCTATCGTATATCTCGTGCTCCGGAACGTAGAGTTTTCAAGATTGACGTAGGTAACATGCCAAGTCATATGGCTATGGCATTTGTTGACCGTATTAAAAATGAGATTCATCAACGTAGAATCCCTAGCACTCAAGGCGGACAGTCAATGTTCGATGCAACTTACAACCCGTTGTCAATGAATGAAGATTATTTCTTCCCAGTGACAGCAGACGGTCGAGGCTCTGATGTAACAACATTAGCAGGTGGCTCGAATCTAGGCGAGATTGATGACTTACGTTATTTTAACAACAGACTTGCACGTGGTTTACGTGTACCGGCAAGCTATTTGCCACAAGGACCTGAAGATAATCCTACTCCCCTCAGCGACGGACGAGTTGGAACTGCAATGATTCAAGAGTTCCGATTCAATCAGTATTGCGAACGTTTGCAAAAGTACGTTTGTCAAAAACTGAATGAAGAATTCAAATTGTTCCTACGTTGGAGAGGCTTCAGTATTGACGGTGGCTTGTTTGACATTAAGTTCAATGCACCTCAAAACTTTGCTGCATATCGTCAATCAGAGCTTGACGGCGCACGAGTTCAAGTATTTCAGACAATGGAAGCTTTCCCTTATATTGCTAAACGTTTTGCAATGCAACGTTTCTTGGGATTGACTGAAGAAGAAATCGAAGAAAACAGCAAACTATGGCATGAAGAAAAAGATAAACCAGATGACGAAGGTACAACTGGTAGTGACTTACGTAGTATTGGCATCAGTCCGGGTGACATTGATAGTGACTTGGAGAATGCTGAAGCTATGGGTGACGAAGAAGGCATGGATCAAATGCCTCCTGAAGGCGGACCTGCAGTAGGTGGACCGGAGTCAATGCCGGCAGGCGACATGGGCGGCGTCCCTCCGATAGCGTAAAGATAAATAATAGTATGAAGTTATTTGAAATGTTCGATCCAGTTGTTCCCGGCTACCAAGAAGCCGAGAAAGATAACACTCGTGTGAAGTGGAAAGAAACACGTAAAACCAAATTAACATTACGTCAGATTCGTAAATTACGTAAGATGAATGATGTTAGAAACTTTGAAAAATCAGAGAATTTGAAGAAAATTCGTAAGCAATACGAGACACCGACTGAACAACCATCGATGTAAAAGCGTATCTTTGGCGAAAACGCAAAAAAATAGCACTTATTGTGCTATTTTTTTTGATAGCCACTAAATAATTCTACAAAGCCATTACTAGGAGAAACAAACAATGGATAATAAAAAATTTGAACAACTTATTGATATGATTATCAATGAGAACGAAGAACAAGCTAAAGCATTGTTCCATGATATCGTAGTTGAAAAAAGCCGCGAAATCTATGAATCAATGATGGACGAATCTGAAGAAACTGAAGAAGAAACAGTTGAAGAAGGTTACGAGCTTGAAGGCGCTGACCAAGTCGGTGGCTTGATGGATGAAATTTCTGCTGAAGAAGAAGGTCTAGGCGAAGACGAAGACGAATTTGCTGACATCGAAGTAGACAGTGAAGACGGTCTAGGCGATGACGAAGGCTTAGGCGGAGAAGAAGAAATTGAAGACCGCGTAGTTGACTTGGAAGACAAGTTAGACGAATTGATGGCTGAGTTCGAAGAACTTATGGGTCAAGAAGGCGGCGACACTGAAGATTTCGGTGGCGAAGAAGGCGGCGAAGAATTTGGCGCTGAAGAAGGCGAAGAAGATTTCGGCGGCGAAGAAGAAATGTCAGACGAAATGATGGAAGCTGTTCAGTTGCAAAAAGTTTCTGTAACACACGGTGACAATGGTCAACAAACAAAAAGCCCAGTAAGTGGCGGTTCTAAAGTATCTGCAAATGGTGCTAAAGCTGTTAACTTCACATCAGGTGAGTCAACTAAAGGTGGCACACAAGGTGGTTTGTTAAACCCAGCTACTAAAGACTTAAAAGGCGCAGGCACATTTAAAAATGCTCCTGGTGGCAAGAAAGTTGACTTAGAAGCAGCTCCAAAAGCTAAGTTCGGTGACAACGGACAAAACACAAAATCAATCACTAGTGAGTCACGTAAGACCACTAAGAAGATTGTTAAATAAGGATACCTGAGATAATGGCTTTGTATCTCAAAGAGCACTTAACTTTCGACAGAGCCTCTATGGTGGTCGAAAGCGAAGGTGAAGGTAGTAAGAAGTCCCTTTATATGAAAGGGATCTTCATTCAGGGCGGGGTAAAGAACGCAAACGAGCGTGTATACCCCGTGTCTGAAATTGAATCTGCCGTCAATACGCTCAATGAACAAATCAGTACAGGCTACTCAGTCCTCGGCGAAGTTGACCATCCAGATGATTTAAAAATCAACTTGGATCGTGTATCTCATATGATTACATCTATGTGGATGGACGGACCTAATGGTTTCGGCAAGCTAAAGATTTTACCAACTCCAATGGGACAGTTAGTGTCTACCATGTTGGAGAGTGGTGTCAAACTAGGCGTATCTAGTCGTGGTAGCGGAAACGTGAACGACATGGACGGCCGTGTCAGTGACTTTGAAATTGTCACTGTGGATATCGTTGCTCAACCGAGCGCACCTAATGCTTATCCTAAAGCAATCTATGAAGGTATGATGAATATGCGTCATGGTCATAGAACGCTTGAGATTGCAAAAGATGCACAGAGCGATGCAAAAGTACAGAGATACCTGAAGGAGGAAGTAATGCGCCTCATCAAGGACCTCAAAATTAAATAAGGGGATAAATGCATGTTAGATGCTATCAAACCATTACTTGAGAGTGGACTTATCAACGAAGAAACTTCTACTGCTTTGAACGAAGCATGGGAAACTAAGTTGAATGAGGCTCGTGAACAAGTACGTGCTGAACTTCGTGATGAGTTCGCACACCGTTATGAACATGATAAGAATGTAATGGTAGAAGCCCTAGACAAAATGGTCACAGATGGTCTATCAGAAGAAATCACAGAATTTCAAGCTGAAAGACAAGCGATGAACGAAGACCGCGTACAAGCTAAACAAAAGTTGCGTGAAAGCGTAAACAAGTTCAATGATTTTATGGTTAGTCACCTAGCTGAAGAAATCAAAGAGTTGCGTAGCGAACGTCAGATTCAAAAAGAAAGCCAACAAAAGCTAGAACAATTCGTTGTTTCTGCTTTAGCTCGTGAAATCAAAGAATTCTCACAAGATAAAAAGGCTGTCGTTGAAGCTAAGGTTAAGTTAGTTGCTGAAGGTCGTAAACAATTAGAAACATTGAAGGCGCGTTTCGTGTCTGAAAGTGCTAAGAGAGTTAACGAATCTGTTGCTAAACATCTTAAGGGTGAATTAAGTCAGTTGAAAGAAGATATTATGGTTGCTCGTGAAAACGACTTTGGCCGTAAGATTTTCGAATCTTTCGCTTCCGAATTCTCAGTTACTCATTTAAATGAGAAAGCTGAAACACGTAAGTTAATGTCAGTATTGGCACAGAAAGATAAGCAATTGGCTGAATCTACTAAACAAGTTACAGAAGCTAAGAAATTAGTTGAAAGTAAAGAACGTGAAGTTCGTATTATTAAAGAATCTACTAGCCGTCAAAAAGCTATGGATGAGTTGTTAGCTCCTCTAAACAAGGAAAAAGCAACAGTAATGCGTGACTTACTAGAAAGCGTCCAAACGCCTCGTCTACAGGCCGCTTTTGAAAAATATCTACCAGCAGTATTGAATTCTGCTCCAGAAAAGACAGTTGCTAAAACAACTATCACTGAGAGCGTTAAGTCAGTAACTGGGGATAAGACTGCCAACAAGCAAGTTGAAGCCGATAATCGTTCAAACGTTATCGACCTTAAGCGTTTGGCTGGGCTATAAAATAAAAGACATAATTTAGGAGATATATAAATGTCACAAGTTCTATTAGAAAGCCGTTGGGATGAGACTAAAGAAGCCCTGTTAGAAGGTCTTAAAGGTACTCGCCGCTCAACAATGGGTGTTATTCTTGAAAACACCAAAAAATCGTTACTTGCAGAATCAGTTGCAGGTACAACTACAGCTGGTAATGTAGCAACACTTAACCGTGTTATTCTTCCAGTTATCCGTCGTGTCATGCCAACTGTTATCGCTAACGAGTTGGTTGGTGTTCAGCCAATGACAGGACCAGTTGGTCAAATCCACACATTGCGTGTACGTTATGCTTCTAGCTTAACTGACAACTCAGGTGCTGGTACATCAGTTTCTGCTGGTGAAGAAGCATTGAGCCCATTCAAAATCGCTCAAGCATATTCTACAGTTGCTTCTGGTACAAGTTCTACATCTAGCTACCAAGCTAACAACACTGCTGCCCTAGAAGGCAACGGTGGTAAGAACATTTCTGTACAAATCTTGCGTCAAGCTGTTGAAGCTAAGTCACGTAAGTTGCAAGCACGTTGGACATTTGAAGCTGCGCAAGATGCACAGTCTCAACATGGTATTGACGTAGAAGCAGAAATCATGGCAGCTTTGGCACAAGAAATTACTGCTGAAATCGACCAAGAAATCTTATTGTCATTGCACACATTGGCAACTCAAGAGTACACATACAACCAATCACAAGTATCTGGTACAGCTACTTTCGTTGGTGACGAACACGCTGCTTTGGCTGTTCTTATCAACCGTGTTGCTAACTTGATTGCTCAACGCACTCGTCGTGGCGCAGGTAACTGGGCTGTTGTTTCTCCAGCTGCATTGACAGTATTGCAATCTGCAACTACTTCAGCGTTTGCTCGTACAACAGAAGGTACTTTCGAAGCTCCAACTAACACTAAGTTCGTTGGTACATTGAACGGTGCTATGCGTGTTTTCGTTAACAGCTATGCTCAAGACGACACTCCAGTTCTAGTTGGTTACAAAGGTTCAAGCGAAACTGATGCAGCGGCATTCTATTGCCCTTACATCCCATTGATGTCTTCTGGCGTTGTTCTAGATCCATCAACATTCGAACCAGTCGTATCATTTATGACACGTTATGGTTACATCGAGTTGACAAACACAGCATCATCTTTCGGTAATGCTGCTGACTACTTGGGTGAAATCGGTATCGGTACACTAACATTCCAATAAATCGGAATCCTCTGTTCGGGAAACACAGACTTCGGTCTGTGTCTACAGGAAGGAACAAGGAAGCACTCTTCGGAGTGCTTTTTTGTGGGTGGTAATAAATAATAGTATACGCTTCTATGAAGCACAAAGGAAAAAGAAAATGGCATTCACAAATAAAGTAAACGGTATCACAACACCTCAAACAAACTTCGCAACTCGCAAGTTAGCATATGTCGTAGTAGACATGGGAACAGATGTTACTACAGATTACAACACTATTGGTAGTTTGTATCAAAAGGCGGTTCAAGGCATTCAGCAAATTTCAGAAATCTATGCATTGGGTGAACCAAGCGGTAATACTTTCACTGCAATTTTGTCTGACGACACTTTGCCGTACGATAATGGGCAATCTGCATATGACGGTGGTGAGAACTCTCCATTGTCAAGAGCAATTCGTGAAACTACTGGTGTTAGTTCTACATGGGTATGGAATGCACGTTTAACTGGTAATGGCTTAACCTACGATTAATCATTCATTGAATGAAGTAAAAAGCACACTTTACGTGTGCTTTTTGTTTTGTGGAGATAAATATTATTATACATCTTAGATGTAAACATAAAGGAAAACAAAATGGCATATTCAAGTAAAAGACACGGTGTTACATTACCTACAACGACTATTCAAGGTCGTGAATTTTTCTGGGTTATGATTGACGCAAACGTAGATATCGAAACAAATTTCGACACAATCGGTAGCAACTTTCAAAAGTTGATTACTGCATTGCAACAAGTTGCAGAAATGCACATCATCGGTACTCCTAACGGACAATTAGTTACAATCGCATTGTCAATGAACACAACACCAGGTTCAGGTGCATTCGATTATAATACAATTGGTCAATTAGAAACAGCAATCGATGAGTCAACTGGTTGGAACGTAAGTGTATATGACGCTCAAATTAACGGCAGCGGCATTAACTCTGATTATTAATCATTAATTTGATTACAAAAAAGGTACATTCGTGTACCTTTTCTTTTGGCTTGATAAATATACTATATCGAGGATTTTTATGCACTCAAATGAAATGAAAAAGTTGATGGACATTGTCACAGGACGCACGAACCATCAAGCTATGTTAGAAAATATTCAAGGAGTTGAATACAAACAATTGTACATGAGATGGTACAATATGGGACCTGCTCTTACTGAATCAAAAATATCACAAGAACAAATTGACGCTATCTTTAAAGCAGTTGCACAAGGTGCAATGTCTGGTAAGAACGTTGGTGCAGATGGTAGTGATAACGGAAGCAACAGAACGCTTCTAGGAAAGACGGCAGATGTTGGTTCAAAAATCAACGATGCTTGGGAAGAATTTAAAACTAAAATTGCACTAAGTGGTCCAGTAAGCGGCTTCGATGTAGCAGTAGATAACATTCAACGTGACTTGCTTAAAGCAGCCGGCGGTGATAACGGTAAGATTGGTAAGGCACTTAATGCTTATAAAGAGTTTGCTCATAAGTATCCAAAGATGCAGGGAGCAATCTATGCTGGCTTTGTTATCTTAGCAGGTATCAGCGGTTGGGGCTTAGGTGGTGCGGCCATCTTAGCGGGTGTCAGAACATTAGATAGATTGTTACAAGGTGACCGTGCAAGTTCTGCTCTTTGGAAAGGCTTCAAAACTGG